GCCGTGAGCAAACAGAACGTAAAAGCTCACGTGGCCAAGTGGTAAGGCACTTGCTTTGTATCATCGATATTATCAAATGTATAGATTTGATAATATTGTGTTTAACTTTTCTAATTTACTCGACCACGTTACTTTTCGGGTAGTCCCTCGTCTTGCGGTGCATTTAATCTTTGAGGAATATAAGCTTTACCTTCTTTAATTGCTGACCCAAGATTGGTCATCTGACCAAGGGCGTGTTCACGTGGAAAAAATTTAACAAAATCACCGCCTTCATCGAATGGATTTATGAACCCATCCCTTTTCGAGTCGTGATTCATGTATGCGTGGTGAGCAGTTAGGAAATCTGTGTTATCTCTACCGATTTGAACGAACGTATCGTAGTATAGCTTTTGTTTTTCTGGGTCCATGAACATTTCACCTATTTTTTTCTGCACCTCTCTGGCTATTTTCTCGAAACTTTCATCGTTAGTTCTGTATCTGTGACAATTCGCTTTATCACTCGAATTCCATCTAGAGTCATTAAGAAACATACTGACTTCGTCTTTGGTGCCATCTTTGCGCTGACCAAGTTGTATAAATTTGTCCGTATCACCGACTCTGCATTTAGTAACTCTCATCGCCTTGGCTCCTGCACCTTCACCCCACGTTTCCTCTTCTTGTTTACAGTCCAGTTTTGTTAAACACTGTAAGAGATCATTCTTTTTGATGGATTCCTTGATAACACCACCTATATCTTCAATGACACCCGCCACGACACGCGCATCACCTGAATCTTTTATGATTTTATCGAGCACTTCCTTAACGAGAGGTTGGTTAAACACCTCGATAGATATATCAAGAAATTGTTCGAGTAGAGTCCCTGCTATGGTCATACCATTGTTATCGTTTGGAGACGTGTAGAACTCACGCATTTTGTACGTTTCCATGTTTTTAATCTTTTCCTTCAATTCACTGAGCTCCCCACTCGTGTCCTTAGGCGATTGTTTCTTTCGTTTGGAAAGTAAAGCGATGACAATAATCACAACGACGATTATAACTATCCCCACCAATGCCATTGGCGCACCACCGTTCTCCGTCATGATATATTATATATAGATATTATTTCTATCCGTTAGAAAATTTCTGGCGTCCATTCGGGCCATATACGAGACATATCTTCGTGGGTGATACGTCTATGAGGTCTTATGGAATATAATTTTTGTAATTCTGGGTAGTCTTTATCCTGTGGTCTTTTTATAAAGGACGCTTTTGTTCTATGACCACTCGAATCACATCCAAATTTTTTCGTATCCGGTTTCGATACGAGTGGGGAAATGTAATAATACGCGAGTGTTTTTCTATAGTGATTAGCGGGACACATTATTTTTTCTGGAACGCCGTGCCATGATATATCATTTGTTTGAAATATAAAAGCTGTGTTATAGACGACGCACTGTTTTTTAATACATTCCGTTACATTTTCATTCCATAATTCACTATGACCATTCCATTCCCGTTTCCAATCCTTGTTTAGGAATAATATGATATTTATTCGTCTTTCTTTATTTGGAAGGAGTGGATGTTTTTCATAATCGAGATGTAAATTTAAGCGCCCGTGTCTTCCGTGCGCGTGTATAGAACTCCCGTATAATGTTGGGTCGCATTCTAATTCTTGTATTCCCGTCATATTCGAAATGAGATTGGTCATTTGAGTTGTGGATAATGCATAGTATACGTCGCGTATACACACTGGCATGTTATTTATCGCAGAATTCAGATACTTGACTTCTAAAGGGTTATTATAATGAAACCAATCTATATTTTTATTAAAATCACAAGGAAATTCATTGTGTATATTTTCAATAACATCGGCATTCAGAAAATTTGGAATCACTACATTTTTGAACGGTTTTCCTTCTAGAAACGATTCTCGGTATACATCTATATCACGGACCCAATCACCGAAATATTTAGTGGAGTCATGCGTTTCAAATACATTTAGGTATTTTCTATCGAGTTTTTCCATTATAGTATATATTTATAAAATCTATAAGCTATATTATTCATGGTATGAGTTTACACGTGGTGAGATTTGCTTGCGATGCTTTACACGCCGGACAATTACTTGAGAACATGGGTGGAAACGTGTGGTTATGTTCTAGTCTATTTTCTACGTTTGTTTCTGTTTTTATGGGTTCCATTGGGCGAGGCTGGTTTTTGTGTTTCAAACAATATCCTTCATATTTACCCAGTGAAGTACACGGTATTCCCCCCTTTTTAATACCTTTACAATAGTTATCACATTCTGGGGCAAGTTTCATGACTAACTGTATTGGAATATTGTATGTTTTGGATATTTCTATTGCAAATTTGCATATATTTTCGTACGACTGTTTTTTAACTTCGTCGTCGATGATTTTTGCACACTTTGCCAAGGCATGACTCATCTATTACTATTACGCATTTACTTTTTAAATATGTCTGTTATTTTGCGTTGTGTGGGATCATTTTCCGGCGCAACTGCTTTTTTTCTACGTTTCGGTTTAATTCGTGTTATCAGTTCACCAAAAATAGATTCCTTAGGGTCGTCAACGAGCGGTTCCAAAAGATCACAAACCGGGTTCAAAAATTTATTAACGAAGTAATATGGATAGTCTATACTTAAATTATGTTCTTTCGCATATTTTGGATCCTCGGATTTTTCAAAAGCTCGCGCTTTAGGGTCATCTGTTTTTATTAAGATATAAGGAACCCGATCTCCGGATTGTGGTTCGGAACCGGGTTGTCGTTCTCTCATTTTTCGAACAACTTGCACATGTGCCATACTTACATCCTTTATATCGGGGCTATTAATGGATATACTCCGACCTTTCGATTTATACGTATCAGAAAGGCTTTGTGATAAAATTAATTTTTCATCGGGTACATTGCCTTCAAGTAGTTCTATGGCGCGTTCGAGTGCGAGTGATTTTGGGGGACCCGTATCATTACTTTCTAGAACGACATCTAACAGTTCTTTGCATACTTCTCTCATGTGGGGCGTGTTATCGCGTCTCACGATCTGCAATCCCTTGATGTCGATATAGTCCATATTCATCGAACCATCCTTCCCCTTTGTCCATAGTTTAGCGGCATAGCGTTTTTTACTATATAAGAACATAGGGTAATAGACCTTCTCGAGTTCAAGATTATTTGGAGCCTTGAAAAGTTTGGTACATTCTTCCGCGGCTCTCTCACCCACTTCCCAGCTATATCTTATGGCCTCCACACCCGTACGATCGCCCACATCGAACTCAACCATGACAGAATCCGTGTCGCCGTATCTTACCTTTGAACCCGGGAAGTTCTTTTCAACATACGCCTTTGTCTCATCGATCATATTTCTTCCTTTCATGGTAACTGATGACGCTATGGGGACACACGGAAGGATACCTCTTCCCGCCCCAGTGAATCCGTAGACTGAATTCATGGTTATTTTATATGCCAATTGTTTACCATTATACATGGATTTTAAAGTACCCGTCGCAGATGCCATATCTTTCTTAGCTTGTTTCCGGAATTGTTTTAATTCAAGTAAAATACTAGGTAAAAGAGATGGTACACCTTGTGCAAATTTATACGGGCCAAACGTTTCGTAAGTGATACCGGGGATATTTCCGTATTTTGGGTCCATTACGAGAGTGCTATAACATAAATTATGAGCCATCATGATCGAAGGATACAGCCCCTCAAAATCAAGGGCAGTGATCGGACAGTAATATGCACCTTTTTGGGCGTCCAAGACAGTAGCACCTTCATATTGTTCTTGTCCTTGTCCATATGGAAGCGTGGGTACCATATAACCCATTTCTCTCGCCTTTTTAGTTAGTTGACTGTAGACTTTTATTTGCTGCCCCCTCTCTACGAGATAACATAGAGGCGTCCACGTCGCTTTAGCCATTTCTAGTAAATTAATCAATGTACATAATTTAGAGAGTAGTTTATGTGGTAATAGTGTATCTTTTATACAATATTCTGCGACTTCTCGTAATTTTACAGGATTTTCTTCAACAAATCTTGCAAACATTTCCTTGGCGGGCATATCAATTTTTTGATCGCCTAAATATTCTTTAGATACGGAATCTAACTTATAGCTATCCAATTTATACCCCTTTTTTACTTCCTGAAATAAATCAAAAATAAATCGCCCGGGCATTGGTATGAGTTTGAGGTCATTTGCACCAAGTGCACTCGATGAAAGTTTTTTATACAGAATATCACACGGGTGATCTTTAAATTTTCCCATTTCGAAAAAGGATGGTTTACATTTGGTTATGATACCTCTTTTGTATATATATTCCCAGTCAAAACCAAACAGGTTCCACCCAGTGATTATATCTACATCCTTTTCTGATAGATATTTCGTAAAGGATTCGAGCATTTCACGTTCTGTATCATAACTAATTATGTTACACCCATCTAGGTTAGTATCTGTTTGTTTGTAGCATAGACAAGTTTTATCATATGGTTCATCGGAACCGAATGTACAGAGAGAGATAGCAATTTGAAAACAGCAATCATCTTTAATATTCGCATCCGGAAATTTACCAGTAGAACTATTACACTCAATATCAACAGATGCTACCACAAATGGTGCAAAATTTGTGTCTTCAACAGGTTTTAATGTAGTCCAGTCGTTGCAAAATAGATCTATATCAACATTCGCGAGATGTGAACGTATACACGCATCTCCAGTATCGAGCCACCCCGTAGATTGAATACCCGTTCTATGCATTAACCTCAGGACAGGATCTATGTTTGATTCGTATACTTTAAATTTCATCGTTTCATCGGGGAGCACTCTTTTAAGTCTCCCACTAACCATACGTCTCGATTCAAGAGTTTTAAAGTTTAGTTGCATGAACTTGAATGTTTCATTATTCTGAAATCCCCAGATGTCTTTTGATTGTGCTATTGCATACGACATTAAACGTTCAGGGCATTCACGTTCAAGTTTACTATAAATATTTTGAATACGTTGTGCTGTTATCTTATTAGGTAGTTTTATGAAAAAATACGGTGCAAATTCTGTCGTTACACAGACCGATTTACCATCTGCAGTTTTTCCAAATATACTGATTAAATGCTCGTCATCTGTGTCTTTTGATTCCCAGGTCAGAGCTTGGAATTTCACCATATTTCGTTATTGAGCCAAAATTTTAATATACTTTATTAGTAAATGTCAGCAGCGTTGATTGATCTTGTTTCAGTCGGAGCCCAGGATGTCTATATCACGGGCGATCCACAGGTGTCATTTTTTCGCCAAAATTATAAACGCCATACAAATTTTTCGATAAAACCAGAACGTCTCGATTACATAGGGACGTTTGCGTCCGGGAATGAGGTTACTATTCCAATTAGATCTAAAGGGGATCTCTTAAGTTATATCTGGATAGAGGGTAGTGATATTGGTGGTACGGACGATTCCAATACTGGGTTCTTTGATAAGGACGAATCTACCACAACAGAGTTTTCTTTATGGATTGGGGGTCAAGAAGTCGCTAAAATCGATTCTTTGTACATACAGGGAATTCACAACCTTTTATATAAGGAAAATCAAGCGAAGGCGTCGTGTGCGCTTACGTTAGACGAAGTTCCCCAGAACGCGTTGGGTGCCTCTTCTTATGCCGATCACTACATTTTACCATTTTTCTTCAGCGAGGATTGGACTAAATCTCTTCCTTTGGTTGGTTTACAATACCACGATGTGGAAATTCGGGTTAAGTGTCGTTCGGGTACCTTCGCACCATCGGGTGTTAAGGTATATGGTACATACATATATTTAGACACAGAGGAAAGAGAGCATTTTGTGAACAATGAACACGAAATTCTCATTACACAAACACAATACCAACCAATGAGTGCGAGTGATACAGACGTAGATCTTACGTACTTTAATCACCCAGTAAAAGCTCTACACGTCGTTTCATCCGAAGCGGATAATGGTAAGTGGTCTACGAATTGGACTTTTGATACAGCGACATTATACATTAATGGTACGCCATTGTTTGAAAATATGTCCGCTGCGTATCATCACAACGTTGTTCCAGAAATGCACTGCACGGCGCTTCCCCACGATGCTTTGAGTACTGTCTCCGCTTTCACGTGGCCATTCTGTCTGACAATGAATAAATCGCAACCAACAGGTTCGTTAAATTTCTCGAGAATCGACAATGCGAAATTGGCGCTCTCGGGTACGGGTACGCGCAATGGAAATCTTGTTCGCGCGTACGCGGTAAACTACAATATTTTACGAGTGAAAAATGGTATGGCGGGCGTCGCGTTTGGAAACTAAATGTAATTTGAATAAAATTTAATAAAATATTAATAATTAATAGAAATGCATCGTAAAACATTACTATTAATTGTAGCCCTTATATTCGTGAACAATCGTAGGAATATATTTAAAAATAAGAATAATATATAAAACACGACATAACATGAGTCTTACAATCATTCTCGGTAATATGTTTTCGGGGAAGACTTCTGAACTCATTAGAAGACTCAAACGGTACAAAGTTATAGGGAAAAAGGTTTTAGTTATTAATTCTCAGAAAGATATTCGTTCTCCAGAAGAGGTTTTACATACACACGATTTAGACACATATACATGCCTGAAAACAAATGATCTCGTGACTATCAATTTTTTAGAAGCGGACGTTGTGGCCATAGATGAGGCGCAATTTTTTAAAGGTCTCAAGGATTTTGTGCAGATGCTTCTTTCGTGTGAGAAAACGGTTATCATCGCAGGTCTTAATGGAGATTACCTCCAACGCCCGTTCGGTGAATTGTTAGAGTGTATACCTCTCGCGGATGAAATATTAAAATTGTCGGCACTGTGTATGGGTTGTATGGATGGGACATTGGGTCCATTCACTAAACGAATAGTTAAGAATGACGAAGTCGAACTTGTCGGCGATCGCGATATATACAGAGCGGTATGTAGAAAACACCTCGCGATGCACCCTTCGTCGGTTTGGCTTACTTAAAAGATATTTACTTATTAAAAGTATGCATCTCAAGGATCTTAAGAATTATACGAGTGTATTACGGAATGAATTAGATAATTTACCAAATACATTCATAAGTGAAAAACCCAGAATGGAGGGAGAATGGGAAGGATCGGAGCATCTTAAGGAGGTTGTTTCGTTATACACATCCGGTGAGTTTGGTTGGCTTAAGGGTGGACAAGATCACGTCCCAGATTCGTGGATCAGTTGGCCATTGGTATGGAATGGACAACCTGTATTGGGGAATTGCGCGAAATGCCCCGAAACACACGCTTTACTCTCGTCGATCGATAATATACAAATTGCCGGATTTTCTCTCATGAAAGGGGGTGTTTCTCTTAAAGAACATATAGATTACGTAGGAGATGCGTATAAATTTACATATCATCTAGGATTGAAATGCCCAGAAGGTTCTATTTTACATCATTCCACACTGGGAGATATTTCCGAGGAAGACGGAAAACACATCATAATGGACGCACGATATCCTCATTGGGCGGAAAATAAATCAAACGAAGATAGGGTTATTCTATATATGGAAATTTATTAATATATTTAAAAAAATGTTTATATAAAATATAATGAGCGACGTTGATGAAAATGAATTGGCTCCCGTAAGCGAACGTGGGAATCGTATTTTCGAAGAAACGCCCCGGGGTGTTTTGACTAGATACGGCGGATTGATCGTGATAATCGTATTTATTGTTGTAAATTTGTTTAGACGTAAAAAATAATATAACACTATTTTAGATATGAGTAGAGTTTCATTAATAAAAAGTCCTAGAATAGATAAGAAATATCGCGTTTATTTCGATGATGGACGAAAGGTTGATTTTGGTGCGCGGGGGTACGAGGATTATACGATACATAAAGATCCATTTCGTATGAGAAAATATATCGTGCGACACGGTGGTTTTGTTCACCACACAACTCTAAAGGAAAAGAATGCAGATGAAGTACACAAACGAATGTTAGACGTGACTATGAGTGATTCTGAAGAATGGAAACGTAAAGGTGTGTATACAGCTGGTTTTTGGTCCAGATGGCTACTTTGGAGTCACCCAACAATGAAAAAGTCCAAAGAATTTATTTCAAAAAAATTCAATATAACATTTAAATAAGTCGGTTATTTTTTGAATGACTATCATTTCATAATTTTAGAATATGAAATGATCGTTTTAAAATATTTCTATACTATAAATGCTTCACCTCTTGCTTAAATTAGACAAACTTGCTATGCTCGCATCATGTATAGTTATATGTGTTGTACAGATGACTAGATGGGGAGTTTGTGGGGGTAGTTTTATAGATATTAATAAGGTGAAGAGTAATAAAAAATGTAAAGACGCGACTATCGGTACGTCTATAACGACCGCTATCTGTTGCTTCTGTTGTCTTGTTATCGCACCCAAACTCTCTCCTACGGCGATGGTTGCTGGGGCGGCCGGGTATGCTGCAAACAGCGTTGGAAATTATGCTAATGCCGTACCGAACTATTATTAAAAGAAATCATCAGTGCGATATAATTTTGTCTGAAATGAACCAGTTTGTCCTAATACAGAAACTGTTTCATTTCCATAAAGTTCCTGACAACCTATATCATCCATACAATCTCTATTATCGTGAGTTATGGGTAAAGAGTATATTTGATCACCTGGTGTTGTTGTGTAATAGTGGTATCTGTCGCGTCTTCCTCGTACAGCGCGGCCGTAGATAGGTAAAGTTTCGTCGTCTGGACCGAGTAAGATTCCCATCTGCTGAACTCTGCGTGGTTTATATTGTTTAATGGGTGGCCTTCTATATTCCCGCGAGACTGGAATTTCTGCTGGGACTCGAACTGGGATATGCACCGGAACTTGTTTTTCGACGTGTATTATACGTGGTTTTCTTAATCGATGAATGATGTATATCATCATAATTCCGACAATAAACATGAATGTATTATTTTTAGTTTTAGTTTTCATCTTCATTTAATATACCATAGGATTTTATTTACGTTTTATCAATTGTTTGAAAGGTTCTAAATCTATTCTACCAAGCCTGATTTGTACGAGCATCCATAAACTAAAGAACGCGGTTTTAACTAGATTATTTGCAGCCGTGTCGTCCATGTTGTATATTGGACCAACAACTCTACCGACGAATGTTTCTTCCTTTTTCTGCCCCGTAATTAACATTTCAACCTGTGTGAGCGCACACGTGTCGTCGTTGACAGACCAATGAAAAAAGAGGAATGGCACTAATATGGAATAGAATTCCAGATTTTGTGTGTCATTTGTGAAAGGGATCACGAATATAGATACAAAGAAGAATAGATGTATATAAAATATAATATTATCCATTTATATATACGTAGAAAATTTAAACTACAAAATGGCAGATAACTGATTTGTTAATTGTGCAATCATTATAAATATAGCAAGGTTAAAGAGAGTGAAGCACATTAGATAAGGGAAGAATTTCCTTTTTAAGGGTTCTATAATCTTATCTTGAAGTGCGTCATTTTTTAAAACAATATCTATTGCCTGTGTAGTAAGATCATCCATGGATTGTTTTGTTAAAATAAAACAACAAAAAAAGTCGGATAATAAAACCCCAATTCATGAAAAAGAGTATAAGCTTTTAAAACGTCATATAGAGGATAATAAGAATGTGTTTATATGTGGTAAGTCTGGATATGGGAAAACAACTTTATTACAAAGTGTGTTAAATTATTCAAATAGTGTAGAAATAGGAGAGGATATTCTACAAAAAAAAGATATATTCCTGAGTAATATGGTTCGGTCTAATTTGCATACATATATAGAAGATTACGAGAATGATATATATGCATATAGAGGTATAATAGAGAGGGCGTCTGATGGAAAATCTCCATCAAATGGGTCATTCGTGGTCACGTCTTCGAGTTTCCATATACTGCCAAATTTTGAAACTATTTTTTTACCGAAACCTACCACGGAACAATTACTTAAATTAGCTAAAGAGGATTCTGTTCATACACGCGAGTGTGCACTTCGTTCGAGTGGAAATATACGAAATTTTTTAGATTATATACAAGGTTCTTCGGATAAAGATGCGTTTATGACACCCAAAGAGTATATAGAACAAATACTATGCCGACCATCTACAGCCTATACACGTGATGATATACAAGAACATGGGCATATTTGGGGTGCTGTTCACGAAAATTGGCCCAATTCAGACGGTGTGGATATGGCACGGGCGGCTACATCTCTTGCTGATGCAGATGCGTTTGACGGAGCGATTTATAAAGGATTATGGGAATTAATGCCTTATTTTATTGCGAGCGCAGTTCTGATTCCGAAGAATAGTTTGGGGAAACCGTTAGTTCCAGAAAAGTTGCGACCGGGTAGTGCGTGGTCTAAATATGGAAATTATAAAATGCGACTTCAGAAGGTACGGAGTATAGAACGACGATCGTTTACGTCTAAGATGGACCATCAGAATTTAGCACTTCTGAGAGTATATGCACAAAATGGAGATGTCGGTAAATTGGCGGAATATAATCTGGTGCCTTCGGATTTCGATGTAATCAATCATCTCGCATTATGCAATAAGTTGAAACAGAGAGAAGTTTCTAATATTAAGAAAAAATTTAGAACTTATTTAGAGGATAATAAATAAAATAACTATATATAAAGTATGCATGCGTTGGGTGTTTTTGCGAATAATAATCCATATTTTAAGAAATTACCGAAACGACCAAATAAAAAGAGTCCAAAAAATATCAACCCTTTAAAAAAATATATCATGGAACGGTTTGGTGTAAAGGAAATAGATTATAAAAAGTTCAAAGAGGAATCCGAGTGGGCTATTAGGATAGACAAATTAGAAGATATCGAAAAATAACTGAATTAATGTTAAGTAAAATAAAGATAATTAGCTTATAATTAGTAATGAACATACTTTCACCACCCCCGTGTTGTAGTAAAGACGAGGATGAGGATTTTAAGATCACACGCGTCACGGGGAATGAGATGTTTTATTTTGGCCCAATCACGAATGAAGATATTTTGGATTTTATAGAGGAATTTAAGAAGCTCGAGATAGATCTTCTTAAAAAGACCGCTGAGTATGTGGGATATGAACCAAATATCCGTATCCATATTTGTACGGAAGGGGGAGACCTTTTCGCCGGTTTGAGCGCCATGAATATACTCGAAAAATCTAGAGTAAAGGTGACTACGATAGCACAAGGTACGTGTTCGAGCGCTGGTACATTTATATTATTGGGTGGGAGTGAACGACGTATTGGAAGAAATGCACACGTTCTCATTCATCAAATATCGACCGGTGCATTTTGGGGTAAATATGAAGAAGTTCGTGATGAAATGAAATGGTGTGATAAAATTATGGGTATGCTCACCGAAACATACGAGGAAAAAGCGAACATTCCTAGTAAGATGTTTAAGAGACTGATGAAACGAGATATTTATTTGAGTCCAAGTGAGTGTATTAAGTATAACGTTGTTCACGCGATTGAATAACACCTATATATCGTTTATATAGCACTAACATACA